CATCCTTCTGTTTCACTCTGCACGATTTGAATAAGTTCAGCACGTGCCTCCTCATCATACTGCCCAGGTTTTATCTTTTGGATAATGTCCTCAGCATCAGAACAAGTTAGAGAAGCAGCGAATAAGAAAGGAATCATGGGATGAACGCTCCGTTCCGCGACTTACTTGCGACCCGAATGGGTTGAACGATGTGTTAATACTAACACATATATTCTATATAGGCAACCAGTACTGTATCGGTTGTTACATATCTTCAATCTTATAAGGACACATGATTCTTTCTACAATACCACGAGCATGAGCATTGTGTTCAATCAATTTATTCATCCAAATTCTTTCTGCTAAGGTAACCGTTCGTCCTAACTTAACTCTACAAGCAATCTCTGTTACTCGTAGTCTACTATCTTTAGAGAGCATTAATGACAAGGGGTAAAAGGTTATGTTCTGCCTGTTGTATTGCCCTCTGTAAGGACTCAGGAGTATCTCCTGGCAGAATAGGAACCGTTTGCTGTCTTATTATAGCACCTGAATCTAATTCTTCTGTAACAAAATGAACAGTACAACCAGTCTCATCATCACCAGACTTAAGTGCCTGTTCTACAGCATTTAATCCCTTATACTTAGGTAGTAAAGAAGGATGAAGATTTATAAGTCTTCCAGCAAATGCATCACAGAACTTCTTAGAGACTATCCTCATCCATCCTGCCATCACAACTAAGTCAACATTATATGCCTCAAAGAGTGCAATGATTTCATCCTCATCCTTACTATAGCAAGAATTAATATCTAATCTATCTGCTCTCTTCTTTGCCTTTGCTTTCTTCTTATTATAAACCATGAGTACTACTTCATGGTCTGGACAGGAGTGGACTATGTTCTCAAAGTTGCTACCATTACCGGAGCACATAATACCAAGTCTCATTTTTTATACTCTACCTGATAGGGTGGCATCTTCTTAATCTCAACCTCTACAGGTTCCTCAAGAAGACTTTTGATATTCATGTATGCATAAGCAGTAAAGACCTGCGGAACTATAAAGGCAACCATTGCTACAGTCCAGAAGACATAGTAATAGTTTTCCTTTCTCTGTGTTCTCATTGGCTCCAGTCCTGATAGGGTGGTTCATCATCCCCAACATAGTGCTTAAAGTGCTCCGTGTCAAAGTAGGATGGTGGTAATGTTTTCACATCATCATATGCGCCTTTTAATCTCTTCTTATACTCACGCTCATCCAATACCTCATTGATGAGGATCTTTAATTCCTTTGTTAACTCAGGAGTAATAATTCTCCTGGGTCTAACAGTAGCAGGTTTATGCTCTACTGCCTTTGCCTTAGCAGCCTCCTCAGGACTTAAAGGAGCACCCATACCCTGGGTGTCTATGTAACTTCCTGGTTCAGGTTTCTTTTGATTCATCACTATACTCACGTAATAAACGATCTAGTTCATTATCAATGCCACCTAGTTTGGCAGCCATGTATAGATTAGACTTCTGATACTTCTTAAGTTTCTTATATTTCTTCATCAACTTTGCCATCTCATCGTCATCAATAACGACTCTTGCCTTACCATCCTTCTCTACCTGAACATTTTTAAATCCAGGAAGTCGTTTCTTTTCATTCTTCATCTTCCTGTCTCCTACGACGTTTCTTTGTTTTAGGTTTTGGTGGTTCAACATTCCAACGGTTAGGTGCAACCCTTCCCTCAGATTGTTTCATACCAATGAAGTCCTTCTTGTACTTGTCATAATAAACATCGAAGATATCAACCTTCTTTTCTCCCATAGCAATATCATAACGAATCTCTTCGTCAACCTTATACCAAATAAGGTATGCACTGTATGGGAGTTTTGTGTTGTTGTCTTCTTGAGGGTTGCAGTTTTCAAAAAGAGTACAGATCATTTTATCCGTCGTATTTTTGTCCGCCACGGCCACCCCATGTGATATCAGGATATGCTTCTGCAACTATTTCCTGAGTG